AATCAGTAGCAGGCTGCTGCCGGTGCGGACGCCGATCACAGCGGACATGTTGCCAACGTTGAAATCAACGCCAATGCGCAGCGGCTCGCGGTCTAGGTCTGGCAGCTCAGCCGCCACATGCTTGTCGCGGCTGAAGCGGTCGTAGACGGTTCCTGTGGTGAGATTGACGAATTCACCGTCGAGATAGGCCCGCAGCAGATTGGAGTCGTAGTTGGCCTGCAGCCGCTCAATAAAGTCCGGCGGCAGGTGCGGGTTATCTGCTGACCGCATCTTGATCAGTTTGCGATCGGCGCGTCCTTTGGCGTCCTCACTGCCGAATGTGTTCCACATCCAGCGGAAGCCCTCTGGTGTAGATGCAGCGCCAAACTGCCGCACGTTGCCCGACCGCAAGCGGCCAAGGATCTTGGGGAATGCCTTGTTGGCAATGCTGGGCGTCACGGTGTCAATCTCATCGGCCAGCACCCAGGCAAGGTTCAAGCCGATGATGCGGCTCCAGTTCTCAAAACTGCGGCACAGGATCTTCGTATCACCGCCTGGGAGGTGCAGCATGTACTCCGGCAGCGGGCTGGCCCTAAAGGTGTAGGGGATCTCGTAGGACTCCAAGAACTGCTCAAAGTCGTTCTGCCAGATGTCGCGGATCAATGGGCCGGTGGGCTCCATCACTGCGCCGATAAAGCCCTGATTAGCCGCGGCCAGCATCACCGCCTTGGCGCACAGCGCACGTGTCTTTCCGGCGCCATAACCGGCTGAGATGCCAATGATCTGCGTGTCGCTGTCATCCACAAACGCAAGCTGGCCAGGATGCAGGTCAGCGCGGATGCGTTGCAGCAGATCGCCCGTGTCCTCTTGCGTTGCGACATCCATAAACCCAAGCAAGCTGCCGGGTTGGCAGATGCCGGCAAGCAAGCTCATGACATCTCAAACCGCAACAGCTTGGCCTGATCTTCTAGCGCTTTGATCGCAATGCTGAGGTTACCTTTAGCGCGTGCTTCGCGCTCGTAATCCTGCAGCCTTGCTAGTGCGGCTTGCAACCATTGCGGGCGCTCTAGCTCTGAGTCAAGGGCAATCAGCTTGCGAGCTTCCGCCATGTAATCGCGCACTTGACGCTCGCTAACTCCCCACAGCTCGGAACCGTGTTGAACGATCTGATGGTGGCTGTGAGCACGCAGGATGAGGTCATAAACCACGTTGACGCGGTTCTGAATCTCATCCTTGGTGCTCTTTTTTGCCACGTATTAGTTGCGGACTTGCACAGGCATTACGAGATACGTTACACCGTCCACGCCGCTAGGAGTCAGTACCACGGGCGTGGTTGCCGTATTGGCGTGCAGGGTGATGGCTTCTGCAGGCTTGAACGCCTTGATGCCGTCTAGCAGGTAATGGACGTTGAATGCCCATGCACCATTAGCGGTGCCTTCCACCTTGAGCAGCTCCTTGCCATTGTTTGCATCGGCTTCAGCGGTGATCGCAAGTCCACCGCTACCGGCTACGAGCTTAACGATGGAATTGTGCGCATCCGCAATGATGGCGACACGCTCCAAGGCGCGGGTCAGACGGCGGCGATCGGCAGTGATGGTGCTTTTGAACTCAGCGGGTACCAGTTTGGCCACGTCTGGATAGGTGCCATCCATGATGCGGCTGTAGATGGTGATGCCGTCACCTGCATCAATCACGGCTTGGCCTTTGGCAACGGCGATGGTGACCACGCGATCCTGCAGCAGGCGCATGGTGCTGGCTGGTAGCACGAGGTCAAGTCCATCTGGTAGGTCGATGGCGTAGCGCATCAAGCGATGCCCGTCAGTGGCCTCCATGTGGCCGCTGCCGAGGTGGATGCCTTGGAGCATCTGCTTGCTGGCGTCGGTGCTGGCAGCTGCCATACAGGCGCGGATGCCAGCGGATAGGTGCAGCTCGCTTGTAGCAGCGTCCACAACCGGCAGCGCGGGGTAATCCGCCGCATCAGCCGCTGCAAGCCCGTAGGAGCCCGCAGAAGCCGTCAGAGCGCCATCTGCGAGGGTCAGAGCCTCATCGCCGTCAAAGCGGCTCACAAGGCCAGCCAGCAGCCGATACGGCAGCGCTACAGCGCCATCGGTCTCCACTGCCGCTGGGATGGTGACGGTAATGCCGAGGTCAAGGTTGAAGCCGGTGATGGTCATGACGCCACCAGCGGCTTGGATCAGGCAGCAGTCAAGGATCGGATGGCTGCTCCGGTGGCCAACGGCTGGCGCAATGGTGCGCAGCGCGTGATCGAGATCGGCTTGGCAGGTAACGGCTTTCATTTGGCGGTGGCGGCAGTGACGAGGCTGGTGATGATGCGTTCGTAATCAGCGGCAAAGCTATCCACGAGTTCCATGGGTAGCGGTACGCCGTCATCAATGGCGTTGTCGGCAATGGCTGCGGCGTATGCCACTGCCTGGGTCATGGTGTCATGCAGCCGATTGATCACCGGTTGCTGCTTGGCTGGAATGTGAATGAGCGATGACATATGCAACGAGAGTTTCAACGTGACGGCGGTTCAGATCACCACGCATGAATGCGCAGGCGTCCGCCACCAGCGCATGGTAAGCCGCCGTGGTCAATCCTGCAACAACCCCACAGCTCAAAGCACGCTGCCGGATCAGATGCGCACGCGGCATCCCATGCGCTGCTGCTTCAGCGTTCAACCGCGCCAGGTCGTCAGCAGTGACATTGATCTTGATTTCGGGCATTCAGTGGTTCCAATCGAGGCGGAGCATAGGCAAAAAGCGGCGTCCTAACGCAGTTTGCGGGGTTCGGACGGTGAGACGCCTTGCGGCAACTGGTCTTGTCCTACCGTCCTACCGTCCTAACCTCTTAATAAAATGGGATAAAGAGGGGGAGAGGAAGGGGGATTAGGAAACTCTTAAACCCTATGTAGGACCAGACGGGGATAGGACGGCTCAAAACCCAGTCACTGCAATGGATCTCGCCGTCCGCACCCACTTAGGACGGGGCGTAGTGCCAACGTCTCTTGCCTGTCGCCTCTCGTTTGCGGACCAACCCGAGATCCTTGAGAATCGCAGCCACCTGCATCTGATCCGATCGGTTCTGGCGCTCCAGTGGTTTTTTGATTCCGTGAGTAAGAACGTCCTCAATCGTGAGCACATCACTAGAACGCCTGCGGGCAAGATATTCCTCAATGGCACTACGCCATGGCGAGTCAATCACGTAGTTATCATTCTCTTCTGTCACCTTGACTTCCATCTCAACAGGTAGCCGGTTGGTCTCACCTGCCCTGTAGGCATGTACAACAGCGGACCAAATCGCATCGCGTTCAAGCATTAGTGAAGCGGTATCAATTTGGTCCTGCTGTGTCTTAGTGGTCGGGATGACCCAGAAGCGGCGGTTGCCAGTTTCATCAACCAAAAACCCAGTGGTTTTGTTAGTTGTGCCGACGATGATGCCACGCCTTGGGAATGACTCAACTTCCTTGCCATATGGCACGCGCATTAGATCAATAGCCTGCGAAAGAAAGGCTTTTACCTGTCCGGCATGACGCCTACCTGTGATGTGATCCAGCTCCGCCCATTCCATCATCCACGACCGATGGAGCACCATTACGTCGTCTTTACTTGATATATCACCGAGTGCATCTGAGAAAAACGGACCACCTAAGCAGCCCCAGAAGCTGGACTTGTAGGCACCTTGATCGCCCATTAATACGCAGGCGGTGTCGTGTTTGCAGCCAGGGTTGAAGGCACGCGCCACAGCACCGATCAGCGTGCGCTTGAGCATCTCGTCGTAGATGGTCGGCTCCGGTAGCGCGGCATCGCACGGCCGCAGGTAGGCGGTGGCCAGCCTGTCGATGTAGGTCGGTGCAACGTGGTCAGCGCAGTGCTCTAGGTAAAGGCGCACCGGGTCATATGGCTTCTCGCTCGCCACTTGGACCAAGCAGTCGATGGCAAGCTCTTTGCCGACCTTGTAGCCCTGCTCTGCCAGCTTGAGGTAATAGCGGTCGACGCCTTCGATCACTTGGTTATCGACCTCGATCTGCTGCGTAAAGATGTTGAGCCTGATGTCACCGGCATTGCGACGCAGGTACTCCAGCAGCTCAGCGGCCTCCAGCTTCTCTGGCTTGCCGCCTACTGGCGCACGTGCAGGCTCCGGGTCAGCGGTGCGGCCACCAACCTCGCGCCGCACTGGACTGGCGCTACGCCATCCGTCTTTCTTGGCCATGTCACCAAGGGTGCCGAGCGTGATGCCGGATTTCTTAAAGCTCCGCCACTTGCGCTGGCAGTCACTGGGTTTGTGCTTGGCGGACTGCGCCGACCACTGCTCCCATTGATCGAGCAAGCTGTCATCACCGACGCTGTGAAGCGACATGCCAACCGCAAGCCAGTCGTCGTAGTCATCAGCGCGGCTGGCATCCAATGCGGCGAGGTATGACCGCGCGCGATCTGCATCGCCCTGCGGGTCAGGCAGCTGGACTAGCTCGGCGCGCCCCGGCTGCGGCTGCGGTCTGAGCATCCGCTCAATCAATCCAAGCGGCGCTTCTGCTATGTCGCGGTCACCTGGCCCATGGCTTGGCACCCAGTAGTAGCCGGTGGTTTGTGGGTGCGCACCGGCCACGACGGATTGGCAGCCGTTCCAGCGCAACTCCACTTGTTCGGCCTTGCCGTCATCATCAATGACGCCGGTCTTGTATTTGCGCGTGGCGATCGCATCCCAGTACTGCTCAGGTACGCGGTAGATGATTTGCATCCGGCCATCGCGGCCTGACTTGACCACCCAACTGCGCGGCAGGGATGACAGCGGCAGATCCCACTCGGCTAGGAGCGTGCTGGCTGACTTGCCGTCGTGGTCCAAAAACAACAGACCACCAGACGGCACGCCACAGCACACGCCAATGGCACGAGCGCGACCGCTGCTCAGTTCGGCCAGCAGCGCATCCTTATTAAGTGGGTTGTCTTGCCACGCCGGCTGATACGGCCGCTTTTGGCCATCAACAGCGACATAACCCCAATCGTCGGGCAGGCGGGCCAATTCTTGCTGCAGGCTCACTTGGACTCCTTAAGCGCCTGCTCCAGCAGCAGTCGGATGGCGGTGGCGCGGTTCATGCGATCACCACGCCAGGAATCCAGTTGCCGCAATAGGTCTGGAGTCAGGCGTATATGCGTTGGATGGCTAAGGCGCACTGGTTTCGACTACAGGCTTGCAAAGCGTAGCAACAACTGCTACGGTTGCAAGTGGCTGCACACTGCCATGACCTACCAAGACTTCTTAGCTTCCAAATCCACTGCAGCACCTGTTGCCGGCTTTGACCCGCAGCAGTTCACAGCGCCGCTGTTTCCGTTTCAGCGGGACATCGTGACCATGGCTTGCCGCGTTGGCAAGTTCTGCATTTGGGCCGACTGCGGCATGGGCAAAACCGCCATGCAGCTTGAGTGGGCGCATCAAGTGCATCAGCACACTGGCGCCAACGTGCTGGTGCTGGCACCGCTTGCCGTGGCGCATCAAACCGTGCGCGAAGGCGGCAAGTTCGGCATCCCATGCTCGTTTGCTGCCACGCAGGCTGAGGTCAAGCCCGGCATCACGATCACCAACTACGAGAAGCTGAGCCACTTCGATCCATCCGCCTTCGGTGGCGTGGTGCTTGATGAGAGCAGCATCCTCAAGGCATACACCGGCAAGATCCGCAACCAGATCATCGAGTCGTTCAGCCTCACTCCATACCGCCTGGCCTGTTCAGCCACACCAGCACCCAACGATCACATGGAGCTTGGCAACCATGCTGAGTTCATCGGCGTGATGACCCGCACTGAGATGCTGGCCATGTTCTTCGTGCATGACGGCGGCGACACTGCTAAGTGGCGGCTCAAGGGTCACGCGCGAGACAAGTTCTGGGAGTGGGTCTGCAGCTGGGCGGTCACGATCCGCAAGCCATCAGACCTTGGCTACGACGATGGCAATTTCGTGCTGCCGGCGCTGCAGATCCAAGACTGCACGGTTGAGACGCCACGGGAGGCAACAGCAGGTGACGACGGCCAGATGGCGCTATTTGCCATGGAGGCCCGCACGCTCAACGACCAACGCAAGGTGCGCAAGGCATCACTCAGCCTCCGCGTTGCAGCCGCTGCCAATCTCGCCAACAGCAACGCCGAGCAGTGGCTGGTGTGGTGTGATCTCAACGACGAGAGCAAGGCGCTCACTGCAGCTATCAATGGCGCGGTTGAGGTGTCAGGCAGCGACAGCGATGACCACAAGCGGCAGGCTGCCATCGACTTTCAAGACGGCAAGATCCGAGTGCTGGTCAGCAAGCCCAGCATCTTTGGCTTTGGCCTCAACTTCCAGCGGTGCCACAACGTCGCCTTCGTTGGACTGTCGCACAGCTACGAGGCGTTCTATCAGGCCATCCGTCGATGCTGGCGATTTGGCCAAGAGCAACCCGTCAATGCTCACATCATCTACGACGTGGCGGAAGGCCGCGTGATCGACAACATCCGCCGCAAGGAAGCGGACAGCATCCAAATGGCTCAATCAATGGTTGAAATCATGAAGCAACAAACCATGGAACAACTCAAAAAGATCCAACGTCAAGTGGCGCCGCACATCACTGAGCACAAGTCCGGCGATGGATGGGATATGTATATGGGCGACTGCGTGGAGAGCATTAAGCAACTCGACAGCGACTCCATCCATTACAGCATCTTTAGCCCGCCTTTCGCGTCGCTCTATACCTACTCGAACAGCGACCGCGACATGGGCAACAGCCGCACTGAGCAGGAGTTCTTCGATCACTTCGGATTTCTTGCCAGTGAGCTGCATCGCGTGATGATGCCTGGCAGACTGATCAGCTTCCACTGCATGAATTTGCCCAGCAGCAAAGAACGCGATGGCTTCATCGGTGTGAAAGACTTCCGCGGTGACATGCTGCGCATCTTCCAGGCTGCTGGATTCGTGTTCCATAGCGAGGTGTGCATCTGGAAGGATCCCGTCACCGCAATGCAGCGCACCAAGGCGATCGGCCTGCTGCACAAGCAAGTGCGTAAGGATTCAGCACTCAGCCGCCAGGGCATCCCTGACTACCTCGTGACCGTGCGCAAGCTGGGCGACAACCCTGAGCCGGTAGCTGGCCCGTTTACTGAGTTTGCTGGTGAGAATCCGCCATCCAAAAGCGGTGACCCGATCAAGGACTCGATCAACATCTGGCAGCGTTACGCCAGTCCGGTGTGGATGGATATCAACCCATCAGACACGCTGCAATACCGCAGCGCCCGCGCCAATGAGGATGAGCGTCACATCTGCCCTTTGCAACTTGAGGTGATCCGCCGCGGCCTGCAGCTATGGAGCAACCCAGGCGACGTGGTGCTATCGCCGTTCGCCGGCATCGGCAGCGAGGGCTACTGCAGCATTCAAGCCGGGCGCCAGTTTGTCGGCTTTGAGCTGAAGCCCTCCTATTTCAACTGCGCGGTCAAGAACCTGACTGAGGTGGCCAGCAACCGTCAAGGAGTGCTGGTGTGATGCAACTTCGCCCCTACCAACAACAACTAATCAACGACATCCGACTGCAGTACCAGCTAGGGCATAAATCAGTCCTAGCAGTGCTGCCGACCGGCGGCGGCAAGACAGTGTGCTTCAGCTACATCGCAGAGCAGGCCAGTCGCAAGGGCAACCGCGTGCTGGTGCTGGTGCATCGGCAGGAGCTGCTGGATCAGGCCAGCCGCGCTATGCCCATGCCGCATGGCCGTATCAGCGCTGGCCGCAGCATGGATCTCAGCCATGCCGTGCAGATTGCCAGCGTGCAAACCGTTGCCCGCCGGTTGCATCTGCTGCCGCGTGATTTCTTCCAGCTTCTCGTGGTCGATGAAGCGCACCACACCACGGCCGGCACGTGGGCCAAGGTGGTCGAGCACTTTGCAGCTGCCAAGCTGCTGGGTGTGACAGCAACACCGATCCGCTCAGACGGCCGCGGCCTTGGCGAGCACTATCAAACCATGGTGCAAGGCCCAACAGCGCAGCAGCTCACAGATGCCGGATTCCTTGCTGCCGCCAAGGTGCTGGCACCGCCGGGCTTCGATAGCACCGGCCTGCGCAAGCGGATGGGTGATTTCGACCCCAAGGAGGCTGAACAGCGCGTCGGCACGATCATGGGTGATTGCCTTGGCCACTACCGCAAGCACCTGCCAGGCCAGACGGCGATCGCGTTCTGTTGTTCAGTGGCGCACGCGGAGGCAGTGGCGGCATTATTCCAGTCAGCAGGCGTCGCCGCGGCCAGTATTGACGGCAGCATGGATGCAACTAATAGAAGGCAGCTATTGGCTGATTTAGCGATAGGTCGCATCAAGGTGCTGACCAGTTGTGCATTGATCGGCGAGGGCGTGGATGTCCCCAGCGTTGGCGGTTGCATCCTGCTGCGGCCTACGGCATCAGTGGCGCTGCACTTGCAGATGATCGGCCGGTGCTTGCGCCCGCAACCCGGCAAGCGTGCTGTGGTGCTCGATCACGTCGGCAACACGCTGCGTCTTGGCCACCATCTGGAGCCGCGGGAGTGGTCGCTGGATGGCATCAAAAAGCGCGACCGCGAGGCAGCGCCATCGGTCAAAGTATGCCCGCAATGCTTCGCCACCAGCGCCAGTGCGGTGCAGGTATGCCGCGAGTGCGGTCATGTGTTTGCGCCGCAGGAACGCCGCAAGTTGCAGCAGGTGGATGGGGAGTTGGTGGAGATGGCAGCACGTGAGCGCAAGCGGGAGCAAGGCAGCGCGCAGTCCTTGCAGGAGCTGATTGAGCTGGGCCGACGCAGGGGCTATAAAAAGCCACGCGGCTGGGCTGAGAGGGTGTATCAGGCCAGACTGGCGAAGCGTTACGGTGGATGAGTGACTGAGCAAACCATCCAGCAGCACATCCGCATCGCCTGCAGCAACAGTGACACGCGCTTGTTTCGCAACAACACCGGCACGCTGAAGGACGCCAACGGTCGCCCGGTGCAGTTCGGCCTATGCAAGGGCAGCGCCGACCTAATCGGCTGGCGCACGGTCGCGATCACCCCAGAGATGGTGGGTCAGCAGGTGGCGGTGTTCACCAGCATCGAGGTCAAGACCGCAACCGGCAGGCTGCGCCCTGAGCAACAGCAGTGGCTAGATGCAGTCCAGGCGGCTGGTGGCATTGCCGGCGTGGCGCGCAGCGTGGAGGATGCAGCGACATTATTAAGAGATTTTGCACGGGGTTGATCAGGGCGGCGCATGGTTTATATTGAAGGAGTCGGGAGCGATCCCGGCATCCACCGCACCTGGAAACATGAATACCCGCACCGCCATCGAGGCGCTTGGTCAGATGGCCACAGTGATCGGCTCCGCCGAGTCAGTTGTGGCTGCCCTGCAGGCACTGCGTGACGGCACCACTGAAGATCAGTGGGATCAGCTCTGCGACAACGAGCTGGTCGACGCCCTCATCTGTGCCTGCATGGATCTGGAGAGCGAGCTCGAAGACTGAGCGTTAGGCCCTACGGGGCCTTTTTTATTACCCAGCGGTCGGCGCTATCCGCAAGGACGCGCGCGGTGCTGCAGTCGCGGTGGCTGCAGCTGCAACCGTATCGGAGGCCGCTATCACTCCACCCAAATCACCTCAAGCATCATGCGTGCACTGATCACTGCAGCAATGCTGCTGCTGTCGCCTGCTCAAGCCCGGCAGGTGACTGCCACCGTCTACGACGGCTGGTATCACGGGCGCACCACGTACTGCGGCGGCACCTATCGCCACTGGGATGTGTCAGCCGCCCATCCATGGCTGCCATGCGGCACGCGCGTCACGGTGCAGCACCGCGGGCGACTGCTTACCGTGCCAGTCACTGACCGCTGCGACTGCGGATCGCTGGATCTCAGCGCTGGCGCCGCACACCGACTAGGCGTTCCGCTAGATGGCACCGCAACTGTGTCGATCCGTTACTAGGCAGGGTTGCCCACAGCGGCACATGGTGTAGGATATGGGGACAGGAGGCGAGAGCTTCCACCCAAACCAGAGAACCATGAACGCTTCTGACTGGCACAACATTCTCCGCTGCGCCCGGCTTCGCAAAGAGCAATTTGGCACTTCACTGCGGTGGCCAAGCATGGCCGATTACCACCGCTATCAGCGCGAATACGACACATACATCATGGCTGGCGCAATGGCGGCTCGCGCCAAGCGCCTAGCAAGCTAACCCCCCCACGCGGCCCGCCGGAGCCGCTCCCAATCCGGCAACCACACACTGCGACCCCAACCATGCTTGCAACCACACTGCTGATCATCTGGAAACTGCTGCTGCCACTGCTGGTAGTAGTCGCCGTGATCGACTGGCTCACCGCTTCAGACGACCGCCGCATCCGCGTACTGCGCCGCACTGGCCTGAGCCAGAAGCGCATTGCCGACCGCCTCAACCTGTCCACCTATCGCGTCCGCAAGGCGCTGATGGCATGAACAATCTGAACCGCTTTGCCGTGCTGGCAATCATCTTCGGCGTCTGGGCAATGGCCTATGACACCGGCCGCCAGCAGCCCGCCTACAGCCATCACGCCTGCCAA